CTAAGTACTTCGAGACCATCTGACTCTTAAATGTGTGGCCTGGTAAACCTAGAGACGAACGCCTCCAGGAAAAACCCAGACCAACACAATTGTGTCAATTCGTCTCACGTGTTGCTACACACGCACTATCCGGCCACCGGATAGATTCCTTTGCATTGCCATGGTGCACATGCAAAGTATCAAAATAATTTTAATTAATCGGTAAAATCATTAAAAAACCGTATAATTTTAATTTAAGGGTAAAACTATAAAAACCTATACTCAAATCCTACGAATACTCCGTAATTTCGTAATTATACAAAATTGGAGCTCCCGTAAAAAACATAAGTGTAAAATCCTCGCCTACAGCATCCCACTGCTGAAATTCTGCGTGGGTAGAAGGAATAGTGGAATAGGATGAATCCAAAAGCTTATTCTGTGTGGTAACAGTATGACTATTAGAAGGCAAAGACTGCGCTCGCACATTGCGCGCACTTCTAAAACGATCTGTAGCATAAAAAGGCAATTCAACCTCAATTGTGTTATTAATGGAACAATTAGTGGTAGATGCTCCAGCACCAGAAGATGTATTAAGCTGCCTTGTACTAAGCTTAGATAAAAACTCGTTAGGGAGATTATATGCAATAGTAGATGTTTGTATCTTACCATTATTGGCACCCACAAAATTTCCGCGAACAACACTGGCAGTGCCATCAGATACGTTTCCAAACAAATATTTCTTGCGCCGTGCTCCTCGCACTCCCGCATAACACGGAGACCACCAAGATGCAAAATCTTTATTAACAACAGACAATGGAGTAGTACCATCAATTTGACTAAAATCTATCCCCTCAGGATCATAACCAGTCTGATAAGAAGCATCTTTATTAGTCAGAATACTAATGTTTCTTGTTCCAACAGCAGGCAAAGGCGTAATCCAATACCTAGTCATAACATACCGCTTACACAATTCTCTAATGGAAGTAGGAGGATCACCGTACCAAACGGTATATGTCTGATCCGCCTGCTCACCTTCAGAGCCAATTGGTTGAACGGGTGATGTTCCAGTGGGCCTATCACTCATCGGATTAGTTGGATTTTCAGTACCATCCAACATACCACTTTGCGATTCCAACACTTCAGCCGTTTTCTCAATTTCAGATTCTGGCCCAACAGGCTTCTCTTCTTCGGCTGACAAAGCCTGTGCCACTATAGGAGGAAGTGCAAAAAGATGAAGATTATTGAGCTTTGAATTATTAGGGGCTGCAAATTTCGCATCCTCACACATAGACACAAACACATTAACTGAAATAGTGCTGTCTTCGCCAGGACTCACCAACTCATTCAAAACATTGAGCTCAAGGATTCCATTATGCTCGCTGGTCACATAATTTAAACGTCCAATATCACTAAAATTACGTGAAGTATTAGCTAACGTTCCACACTTCAACCACTTCTCTGATTGAGCCCAACCTACCACAATCTCGAAATCATCTTCCTCAGCGATATCAATAACACGACTATAATTGGTGTTATATTCGACATTACCACTGTGAAAATTAGGGTCAAAACGAGCTAAAATCCTTCCCTTATGAAAATCAGACTTAACAATTTGAAATCTAAACTTAATCGAGCCATTCCACGTATCGAAACATTGGGCAAGCATCGACATTGGTGTTGGATGAATTTCCCCACCAACACTAAGAAAATCAAACAGCATTGGCGTAACGCGGGCATTAAAAAGCAAATCGTCCGCACTCATAGTGGGCGACCATGCAAATGTCGTCAGATATGATTCTCTTTGAGCTATATCTAAAATGCCCATCTGATCAACACCATCAAGCCCAGCAACTCGCGTATCAATAGTAAGCTCAGCTTTGCTGTCCAATGTCAATTTATGAACTGCATCAGCAGCATCTACATTCGCAAGATTGCCCGTGGGATTGGGTTTATACAATTGAATATCAGACACAACCGAAGGCCTGGAATACCCGAAGATTTTCGCAACTTCACCAACCTTCTCCGCAACCATATGAGTGGCTAACGCATACGGGCGAATAATTGGCATTTCTGACAAAACACCAGCCGCTTTGGCAACTAACGCTGCAGGCTTAGATATAATTCCTGTGCCATACTCATCATTAGTTGTAATAGAATTTTTCTTGTTCTTCTGGCTAAGACTCCTTTTTCCGGCTTGGGATTTCAAAGGTGCCGAAAGTGGCACTTGATATTGAGTAGGCATCGTCAAAACAACATCTTCAGCCCACAAATAAATTGTAATAGTAACAGGATCATCGCCACCATTTGCATGTCTCAAATTAGAAAACGATTTAACAGTAATCTCACCCATGTCGTTATATTGCTGATCAGACAAAGAAAGATAATTCTGATTCCAGAAAAAAGGCATACACAGCTCACCTCCAGTATTCTTAGTTGGATTTAAGAAAAAATGAGGTTTTTGAGAAGCTTGTATTAAGTCTAATGAAATGAAATTTCTCTCTACAGTAACCTGATCCAAACCGGACAATGGATTATAACTGGCCAAAGCGCGACCATAATGAAACTTGGTACCGCTAATAACCATCTTGCAATGCAGTTTCATACGCAACAATTCATAATTCTTAATCTTATCCGCTACGAAAGGGTTTTCGATAAATTCCTTCCACGGATTAAATTGATAAAAAAAAAGGTTGATTAACCACCCAAGACTGTACGGACTGCCGTATAGGGCGAGACAAAAAATCACCTAAATGTGAATCACCAGCTTCAACTGCATCACGGGTTACATCATATTCACCATGGACGCTGGTCGTCCATCCAGCGTCCTGATCAGCAAATGCTGTAATTTGCTCCTTAACCATTGGAGCAGACTCGCTGACTGACAATCCTGGTTCACTATTTGTGGTCGCAATACCACTTTGAGAATCCAAAACATCATTATCCAAATCGATAACAATCGCTTTATACATTTCAATTTCGGTTCTCAACTTATCGCAATGACTATATTTTCGCGCAAGCGAACATCGCAACGTCTTATTTTCCTTCTCAAGTGCTTTAATCTCCATCAAAAGATTGGCAATATCAAAGGATGGAACGCGACCCAACGCCACGCCCCTATCGAAATTTTCTCCATCGACAACGGAGGGCACATTAGTGCCACATTTTTCTGTCATTTTAATTTGACTGAGGTCCATTTAACATGTCTCCATTCGCACTGGCCTCACAGCACGCCGGATAATTTCTGTTTTAGATTGACAAAATCTCCCGTAAATACGGGCTTAGTACTAAGACTACGTCTACGTCATAATTTTCCTACATAATTTGTAGACAGAAATAACTAACAAAATTTGTGGTCCCTACTTATGACGGGATTATTTAACTTTACCACCACATACCTGCAGGTGAGAACCATTTTAACGTCATGTTCAGGACGAAGCCAAATGCTCAATCGCACTTGGCCAATCCAAATTTTTCACAATACCAATTCAATCGTTCATCATATGTGGGTAAATCACTTACATATCCCGATAAACCAGCATCACAAACAACTTCCAACAATTGTTTTCTCCTTTCTTCATACACATCGCGCCCAAACTCAAAATATTTGAGTGCAGCATTGTTAATGGCCTCTGCTGATGACTGTTCCATCGACAGTATGCCACTCTTTAAATGCGTGTGCAACATTTTAGCGATAGTGCTTTCTTCACATGGACTACGATACAAATTAAGTTCATCATCCCACACAGCGTAATGTTTAAGAAAACTAGCCGAAGACAAATGAATATATGGTACCGATTCCGCATTTTTGTCGGCCATCGTGTATTTAATCCCCATACATTCAAACACTTTAGCAATACGAGTGTGATTAATCGCACCATATCCTTTCCGCACAGTCATAATATTATCATCACCGTACGTCATCAATGAAACAACTTGTCGAAATGCCGGTATTCTCCACCAACCGTCTTCTTCAGCAATCGTATAATACGCATAACGCATATATAAAGAATTAACTAAAGAATTAATGATAACGGTTAAAGGATGACCAGAAGGATTCGAACCGAAAAATTGAACCAATGTACCAAAATAGTCATACGTAGGATAAGTTATTTCAGTGGCAATACCCCTCATTATTTCCAAATCACGTGCAGAATAATTACCACTCTTCTCTGCAATCTGAATCAATATTTTAAATGCAGCAAACATAAAACGAGCGGACATACGCGCATCAAATTTGGCATAATCTCCCGCAATGCCACGTTCCCAACCATATCTTCCAATATGCTCATAAATATCTGTCCATTCTGGAGATTGAACAATTGTACCCACAGCGCATTCAGTAGCAATTTTGTTCCGCTGTACCAAGGCAGCGAGAGACAGAAAATATTTCCGCACTAACATAACAAATGGCATATTAGCAGCTGCAAA